TTTAAACGTGGTGCCGTGCTGAAGTATGACCTGCTTCAGTACGGCTATAGGCAAGGTCACTTCCGTCTCAAGTTGAATAAACCTGCGCGGAATTTGACTATACGTTCCAAACACAATGATTTTATAGAAAAACCGCAAGTAAGGGCTTGTTTTAGGGAGTTGGGTTTAGTAGAAGAGTGTGGAAGGCCACTTTATCTGCCATATCTCACCGAACAGCGCGATACGAAAACACAGATTGCAGCTGCGATTCACCGTTTCGGTTGTGAGATGCCTTCACCTAGGATCGCCATTTTGGATTTCTATGAGTATGCGTCCAAACTCTTGGAAAACTATGTCGACCCTATTGATCCAACAACGATCCCTTCTTTCGACCAGTGGATGGAACACAGTAGCTATACCGGTGCCAGAAAAGAACAGCTCATAGCTCTCAGGAAGAGCATGACCGTGTTCACTCACCGAGATCTATATGTGGATGCCCACATTAAGGATGAGCCCTACTTAGAAGAAAAGTGGGCGCGGACCATCTTATCACATTCTGATCAGTCGAAAGTTTTGTTGGGACCAGTATGTCATGCAATTGCTTTGAATTTTTACAGAGCATTCGATTGTTTTGTGAAATTCATTGACCCACGCACCTGGCCAGCGCTGCTGCTTCAGAAGTTTGGTACCATGCCTGTTACAGCCACTGACTTTAAGTCCTTCGAAGCGCACCATCATGGACTGAACGCACAACTAGTTTGGCGATTGATGGAGATTAGCATGCGTGGGGTTCCCGGTCTGACCGTTGAAAGAAAAATTATCAAGGCCTTAATATTGGGGCGAAACAAGATTAGACTGGGCAAGCTCATAATTGAGATAGATGAGAGATTGATGTCTGGTGCATTGTGGACCGCACTAGCGAATACCGAACTCAATATGTGTTTGCTGACGTACATGACTTTGCGTACCCTCTTTCCAAGGGCCCCTGCTGGGAGATTGGTTGAATTGTTTGACCACTTCAAGGGGTTATTTGAGGGAGATGACGGCCTGACGCAAGATGTTGGGATATCTGACGAATTGATCTCTGACTTAGGGCTTAAGCTGAAAATGGAGCGTTTCCCTCATTTCAGTAAAGCCGGGTTTTGCCAGATATACTGTGACCCAACAGGCAAAGATTGCATCAAATACCCACGCAAGGTCTTGCGAACATTTTTCGCACTTCCCGCCCAGATGAGGCAATGCAGGAGGAGTATGGTCTTGGGATATTTACGAGCCAAGGCATTGTCTTTCAAGTACCTCTTCTCTAATGCACCGATTATTGGTCCTTTGATGGACTGGGTCTTGTGGCGGACGCGTTCTATTCAACCAGGTAAGTATGACATGTACCTTTTAAAGGGAATCCAACTACCTGACAAGCTGTGGCGAAATAAGGCCATCGTATCAGATGTGGCCCGCCAACTAGTGCAAGAAGTCTTCTCTGTTAGCATTGTTGAGCAACTGAGAATTGAAAGCAACATTGATATGGACAAAGATGTCCTCGATTTGGAGCTCATGT